TAGTGAGATAGGGGATGTGTTATGGTACTGCGCTGCACTTGCAACTGATCTCAACCTGACACTTGGTATGATAGCCTCACAGAATGAGAAGAAACTATCCGCTAGGAAAGATGCAGGAACAATAGGCGGTAGCGGAGACAATAGATAGACAAAAAAAGGGGGGCTTAATTGCCCCCTTTTCTTATTTCGATAAGTCTATTAACATCTGTAAGTCTACGGGGTCTGACAGTTTAGGTGGCTTACCCAGATTAGAATGGAACCTAGCAATTGCAACTTTTCTTTTGCCCTTGTTTAACCTTCCAAACTTTTCGCTAAGTAGGGTAGCCTGACTAGTACCCATTGTACGTAACTCACGCACATCAGCACGAATAGATTTCATCTCAGTCTTAATGTAGTCCCGTATTTCTGTATTAACATACTGAGATTGAGTGTACTTACTCTTAACATCGTCAGGTAAGAGGTGGTAGCTGGCACGTATCTGCAACTCTATTTCTTTAGCTGCCTGTGCAAGTATAGGGAGCCTACCTCTTATAAGTTTGTTTTCTCTATTCCTAACAGATGGTGTCCTAGATTTACTAGACAATTCAAACTCTGTAAATCCTTTGCCTTGTATGTACTCTGCATACTCATCATCCCTAGTTACAGTAGATATACCAAGCCCCAAGTTTAAAGCTACATTCTCCCGCTTTCTATCAGAAGAGAATATAGATTCCCTTATAGGTCTATCCTCATCAGAAGATGGGTCAGTCAGATTCAAGAATCCACGTGATCCAAGTGATCTTTTTACTTGAGTTCCTATGCCCTCTATAAACCCTTGATCTGTAGTGTCTTCTGCATAGTCTACGTACTCAGTTGTCCGTAGTCCAGTAGCCCTCTGTACATCTACTACCTGCGTCAATGGAACAATAGCACTAGTAACATAGTCACCTAGTATTCTGCCTAATGCTTTACCTGCCTTAGACTGTCCAGCAGGGTCTTCAGCACCACTAACTATGTCGGCAATTTCATTAATAAATATGTTACCTGTACCAGTTCTAAAGCTCTGACCTAAGAATGTTTCGGACGCTTCCTTTCCGTTAAACCAATCGGAGTATGTACCATCAGCTATACGTCTTGCAGCCTCACCCATCCATAGGAATTGACGTAATGGAAACTGTGCGGTAGTATCTATTACAGTTCCATCTGGTGCGTTCATCTTCTTGTAGTCTGCGGGTACATCATCCTCTGTCATTGCACCAGAACGATACGCAAATGCAGCAGATATGCCAGCGGCTCCCACAAGATTGCGTGATATGTACTTGCGTTCATTTTTAGTTAGGGGCTTAGTGACACCCGCACCCGTAAGTCTTTTGATTACAGGGTTAAGAGAGCCACCCGCAAACTGGGCCATCATCTCTAGCGACTTAAACATAAACCTTGGAAAGGGTATAAAGACTGTAAGTCCATTGTTAGTTATGAAGCGTGTCATACCTGCAAGCAGTGCGTTGTCTGGCATACTTGCATACGTCATCTCTAACGCATGATCTGTACTATCTGTTATCAAATCTTCAAACGTTCTTGCGCCTTTAGGTCTATACTTAGCAGAGTTACTAAGTAAGTCTTGCATCCCACCTTCTTCAAGTATATCTATAAGTTCTTTTTTGTATTCTCTTTTAACTAAACGTTCTAGCTCTCCTGTAAATGCACCATTACGTATCATGTACTCTTGTATTTTATTTGGTATCTGCATTACATCTACAACATCTTCCATCTTAGAAAATACTGCATCTGATACACCGCCTTCACCCCTACCCGCAAACTTTCTATACTCGTTTACATTATCCCGTATACGTAAGAACTCTTTCTCAAACTCTGGACGATCAAGTACGTATTCAGTTAGCTCTCTTGCAAGTTTAGGATTTCCAAATATTCTTTGTATTGATCTAGTTGAACCTGACCAGTTTTCTCTACCTGCTTTAGTTAATGGCGTGAGGGTCTTTGCACCACTTGCAACGGCAGCACCTATTCCTTTAGTTTGAAATGACTCAGCCATAGATATTAGAGTATTGTCAAATACTTTAGCCAGTGTTTCTGCAGGGGCAACAATTGCACCCGACTGAGCGTTACGCATAGCAGTCTTTACCATAGAAGTCATTGAACCCCTACGAATGTTTTCAAATCTCAAGAAGCCTTGTACAAAGGGGTTACGTGCCGCCTGTTCTGCAGCATCTTTAGCTACAGATGTTACAGCAGGTGATATGGCCCTTGATGCCTGTGAAAATCTGTTTAATATTTTACCAGCTTTAGTAGACGATCCAACGGCAGCTAACATAAAGTCATCATACGATAGGCCATACTTAACTAAAGATTCTGCTAAGGCATCGTCACCACCAAACTCATCGTTAACGGCAAGCCTAAAGATCATGTCAGAAAAAGTTTCCTTCTTTTCCTTGCCACCTTTTTTCTTAGGTTTCATTAGGCCACGCTTAAATATTTCAGGTTTCTTTTTAGCTAAGTCTGCAGCTACCGCAATGAGAGAGTCAAACTTATCGGGGTCAAGTATAGGATTAACAACCATGTCATTTTCTTTTACATAGTCTCTATACACAGCCTCGTCAGATGCATCTCCAAATTTACGTATAGCTTGCTTTCTTGCAACAGGGTCTTTCTTACTAGCTGCCCATGCTTGCTTTCTAGCTTCTTGAAATTCAAATAACTCTTGATTAATTTCATCTCCTGCAACACGGGCTTTGTCTTGGCTTAACGTACTAGTTGTAACGCCCTTTTTGTTTGTCTTTTTATCTGATATTATTTTACCAGTGTTCTCTTCAAACTCCGCAATTAAATCTTGTTTAAGTTTGCTATTCTTTTGAGACAACGCCCTTGCAGCTTTAAGGGCAGCTTCTTTCTGCTCAAACTCCATACGTTTTATCAACGCTATCTTATCTTTATTTTTTACTTTATTTATACTACGTGTACCAAACACTGTACGTGCGCTTTTACTTGCTACTTTTAATCCAAATATTCCTGCCGCTACATCTATTGCCTGTACTCCTAGCAGTAAAGCTACAGTCTTTCCATCACCCATGTTGTAGGCTTCACGTATTAGCTTGGCTGTTTCTGGTACTTCTGTAGCTGCAGTTAGGGCACCTGTTACAGGAGCCATCTCTGTTGCAAATACAGTCCAACTAATAGTATTTAGATCAAATCCTTTATCCAACATTGCGTTTGTAATTTTTCTTCTTATAACATTAGAATCCTCAGTAGCCATGTAGTATATTTCTTCACGCAATTCTTCTAGCTTTTCGGTAGCCGCTTTTGTTTTCTTTCTTTTAGTTTCCGCAAATGTAGGTGGCTTAATAGTTGGGTGACTTGTGTTGGGTCTATTAGTCTCATCTTCTATTGTAATTACATTTTGTTCAGCAATATCTGCTGTTGCCCTTTCATAGGCACTTTCAATTCTATTATCCTTAGCTTCTGGTAAGGTGCTACTAGAAACATCTGTACTCGTATCTGTTTGGGTACTAAATACTTCATTTGTCTGCTCACTAACAGGTTTTATAATAGGTTCTTCTTCTACACTATTGCCTTGTACTACACTAGGTTTTAAGACGTTGCTTATATTATCTTGCACAGTACTTCCAAAGCTCACAGACATATCTGTTGAGTTTTTAGGTGTAATATTTTGCAAAGAATTAAGTACATCTTCGTCTTTATTACTAGAAAAAGATACTGACAAATCTGCCATCTATTAAAATCCTAACCTTATAATATCTGTCTCTGCTTTAAGAGCGTATCCTATTCTACCATCTTCTAGTTGAACTTGTATGACTGTATTAACATCATAATTTGCAGCAGCCAAAGATATATTTTCAGGTGTTATAGGACTATTTGCATCTAAAGGTACAAAGCTACTTGCTGTAGCTTGCAACGCATTAACCTTGTCTTGTTGCGCCCTTTGTAATTCTTTCTCATCTCTATTTGTTGTAGGCATTGCTGCAAGTTTAGATTTTTCAGCATCAAAATTGGTGTATGCGTTTGCCGCAGTAGCAACATAATTATTTATAGAACGATTGTTTTCAGCTTCTCTATATAATAAAACCTGATCCATTGTACTACCTTCAACTACCCCATTTGCCCTAACTGTAGCTAGTGCATTACCTATTAATCTAAATCCTTCAGGCTCTGTGCTTTGCATCCTTTGAATGTAATCACCTTGAGCGGTTTTTTGCATTAGACCTTTGGTGTCAAACGCCGTGTCAATTAAATTTTGGATTGTCTTATTTGCAAATGTTATTGTTTCGTTACTTTTGGCACCACTTTTCTTTTCAACAAGACCCGCTATCTCTACTAGTTTTTTAGTGTACATACTTTTTTCTTCGTCTGTATTAGCAAGCCTTAGTTTTTCACGAAAGAATATGTCCATGCCTTCATACGTTCCACCTGAGTACGTTTCTTCTCCTTTTGGTATAGCTGTAAACATACTCATATTTACTTTACCCATACCCGGTGTTACACCCTCCGTTGTTGGAAAGTCTGCTGCACTATTTACCCCCGGCAATTTAAATAAATCACTGCCCGTAATATTATAAGGAGCTAACTCCTGCGCCCGTGTAATAGCTGCCCGTAGTCCTACTTTACCACTACCTGATATTCTAGGTATATCGCCGCTATCATAGTATAAACTAGCTTCTTGTATTAAGTCATCTAACTCTGACTTTTTATCTAATCGGTTTTGTTTTCTTGTACGTGCATCGGCACGTGCTTCTGTAGCAATAGTCCACTGCCGTTGTTCTGCAGTTTCTTTGTCTCGTCTACTTTGATCACGCCTCTCTGTTAGTACTTTACTACCACCCTTAGCCATGCCCCCAAAAAACGATGTTACATTAAATGCCATTACATTCTCCTCGACATAAGGCCACTTGGCTCTGGCACTTCTTCAGATGTATCTTCAGTGTCAGCCATTGGCATAGCTTCTTCTTTCATGCTATCTTTAGGACTTTTTATTTTTAATCTTTGCATAGAGGCTGCTATTTTAGACTCTGGTATTATGTCTTGATCAATTTTTGTATCCACACCCATGTTGTATTCAATACCTGCTTCATCTGCAATGTAAGCTATAAGCTCCATTATAACTGGCAACAAAAGAATAGATACATCAATAGTATGCTTACCTTCCATTGCACCGCTTTGTACAACTAACTCAGAAATAGACGATACAGGAAGGCCCATCTCAAGGGCATCTAGGAGTGAGTCATTTAACTTTGGGTCAGCAATCTTAGGTGCATAAAACTCAAAGGCTTCTTCAACTGTAGAGAACTGTGCGGGTTGTTGCCAAGGTCTTGCTCCTACTTCTGCAGTCAAGGACTGTCCCGCTATTGGGGCATCAAAAAGTGTTTTAGCCATTGTTTAAACCTGCCCTTAGTTGTTGTAGTTTTTTAAATTGATCCATCAAGTAGTCTGATGCGTCTGTGCTTTCATCTGCCTTTGGTCTACTTCTATTCATTAGACCTGTAGATACAGGTTCTTCTATCGTAGGAGCTTGTTCCATACTCTTGTTTAAATAGTTTGCGTATGCAGTCTTTGCCTGTCCTTGTAATGACATGTTATTCTCCTATATAATATCTTAACTAAAGTATACCCAGTGATGGAATTTGACTTAGTATTACCTGACCTACAAAGTCACCCATAGCATTTGATGGCACCTTTCAGCTTGGCACATGAATTTGCTGAGAAGGCAATCGATCTGGGTGTAAACAAATTAGCTTTATTGGTGCGTCTACAGTTCTTGGAGGGTATCAAACGTGGTGAGTTCTTCAGTGTGCATCCACCAGCTACTGTCTGGGTGTTCTCAAAACGATTGTCATTTAATGTCGATGGAAAGTTTAAGTCTGGAGGAGTCATGGCATTTGCATGGTTCGTTTGGAAACGAAACATTAAAGAAACTCAAGTCAAATGGATTATCTAAGAAAGAAAAACAAATGAACAAAATAAAAACACGCGCTGATATATTAGATACCGCCAAGAAATTGGTAACAAAAGATCGTGCCTCTGATCATGGTGACATGGAGAGCAACTTCACTATGATTGCAGATCTATGGACTACATATACTGGAGCAGATATTAAGCCACACGATGTGGCAGTAATGATGAATTTATTAAAGGTAGCACGCATAAAATCTAATCCAGATCACGACGACAACTGGATAGATTCGTGTGGATATATGGCATGTGGCGGAGAGATTTCAAAAGAATCCGATAAAATGCCGATGATAGAAAAGACAACTGGTAAATTTGTATCGTGACCTTCTGGCATGTATTAATTATCTCTTACGCAATTATTCCTGATAGTGGTGTATTTACTACAAAGGAATACATGTACAAAGATTACCAAACTTGCATAAAAGTAAGCGATAGAATTTATCCTTTAATATACAAAGATTATCCTGATAGTATGGCTACCTGCGTTAAAACAAGTGTTATTTCCAACGCGCCAATGCCTAAGTTAAGGCCAAAAAATTTAGGAAAGTAGTCGTGCAAGGCGGCGGTAAAATTCGTATTAATGTTAGCGCATTTGGTAGCGAGTTTACCTGAGTGCCAATTGATCACGTTAGTTTGCCCGTAACGATTGATTTTGGAAACCGCCTTACCTTATTATCATAAACTAACTGAGGGTATCGTCAAACAAAAAAAGACCCACCGTTGCAGTGCGAAGCCTAGCCAAGTGGGTCAGTATGATGAGGTTTTTATTACAGGTGAAATAAAACCTACGAGCAATATTGTATATATATCACAGCGCCAACATGATTACAACAACCATCAATAGTGTAGTCACCATAAGGACGCCTGTTAGAATTTCGTTACCACCACTAAGGCTTATATTTTCTGGTTCCTCGTTGTGTATATCGACGTGGCCTCTTAGGTTAATTGACACCCAATATCCACTCTCAATAGGTATCTCACCGCGCTGGGTGTAAACCCACAGGGCATTGCTACCTTTGCGCTTGCCAGTGTTTTCTTGAACCCAATCTGGGAAGTCTCCATTAAATCCATTAAACTTCCAGCTTTTAATAATCATTATGTATTTTCTCCTAATCTTCTTTAAAAATTTGATTTGCCATTTCCAATGTGATTTCAATAGTCGAAACTTTAAAGTCACAATACAAACAAGACCTTCTACGCCTCACTGTAGCAAAGCCATACAGAATGTGTTCGCGGCTGTCTGGTATCTTTGTTTTTTTCTTGCAGTTAGGACAATTACTTATAGATATTTGTTGCATCACATCACCATCCAAACCAACGCTTAAACCAACTACGCTTTGGCTCTGTGGCAATGTAGGCACGCGCACGTTCTTCAACAGTGGCAATAATCTCATCACGTCCGTCAGGCTCTCCAAACTCAACAGCAATATCTTCTATAGATACCTTTTGACTAACAATACCGTAAGGTATCTCGTTTTGGTATATGCGATTAACTACAGATGAGGGCGTGCGATTTAATGTTTTGGCGATTTCCTTAGTTGGTACTTTAGCTTCGCGCATCAAAACAAGCTCGGCATCGTCCGCCATACTCCAATGTTTATATGTTCTATCAGTCATAATGTATTCCTTTTTGAATAGTGGGGAGCCGAAGCCCCCCTGATTGGTTATTATTTAAAAGTGTCAAATTCATTAGGCTCAACTTCGTAAGC